CTTCCTTTTTGTCGTAGATTGCATGGGCAATGGCTGATGCCACGCTCTGTGGGTTCGAGGAAGCGCTCACTCGGAGGAACGGCTCTTCAGTAGATGCGATGATCTCTGGTTCTTGTGTCAATTATTAGTCCTTTGTTTCGGGGTAGTGTGCCGCTCCTGAAACAAAGGGTAGGGCTAAATCCTTGGCTGGTCTCTGTATTTGGGGTCTGACATTTGTTCGACTACTGCTTTCTCGACAGCGTCTTGAGAAGTTTTTGAGACAAGCCTTGCTATGGCGTAGGAGTCAGCGGCATTGTCATCATTAAACTCAACTCCCCATCTCTTAAAGATTTGGAGGAGCATCTCCTGCTTCTTGGCATTACCTTTACCAGCAGCGTACTTTTTGAGGGTCATGGGAGGAACTTTGAGTGGGAATCGACGATCATCATATTCCTCAAAGAAATCAAAGATAGCCAATCGGACTGTGGCTGATAGTTCTCCTAGTACGAGTGCTGCCTGACTTGCTAAGACTGTTCCTTCCATACCAATATCAGTAATTGTCCAGTTGTCTTCTGCATAACCTAGGTTGTCGGTTAACCATTGACGGATGTCTGCTAGACGTTCGATACCGAAGTAAGGTGACTTGTATACCCATGTAAGGTACTGAGTAGGATCGTCATTACTGAGAATAGTGAGGCCGAATCCTGTTAGGGATTGATCAATACCGATAGAGACTGATGAGTCTCGTGGTATTGATTTACCTTCAATCAGTTTTGTTGGCAAGTGAGGAATCCATTCTGTAGCGAATCAAGTTGTGTAACTCTTCGATGGTTCCCTCGTTCAAAACAAGTTGGTCTTCTTCATATCCGTTCAATTCATGCTCTGAGATGTGGTCATTAACCGCAGTGACTCCTGGCCTTACGATACGCCAAATTTCACCGTCGTTTGCTCTGATCATGTCGGCTTCGTTAATGAACCTAACATCAGTCACTACTATGTTGGGCCATGCAAGAGCCATTGAGTTCATGGCTTGATGAACCCAAAAATTCTCCCCGAACAGTTTACGAGCGCCAACACCTAAGTTCTGCAACATGCGACGAACTGTTGGGTCTTTCTTCAGTTCTTCCCAACCTTGGTTATCCACGGCTTGCTGAAACAGGGTGTCGTGGTAATTGGGGTTCATCTCATATAGCAGTTCTTTGATCTTGTCAGCAAACGCCACACGAGTAAACCCGTACTCTTCTACAAGAATCTTGGCAATCTCATCTTTACCTGATTGAGCGTACCCAATGATGCCAAGTATCATACGACAAATGTATCCCTTCTCATTGTTCCCTGTGATCGACGAGTAATCTCTCGTGATACTAGTGTGATGTCTCGTTCTTGGTTGTTGAGCATCATCTCTAGAATCTTACGATAGGCGTACTTCTCTTGATGGTAATCCTTGAGTTCGTTGATCTCAGGATCAATATCGATTTGAGCCTTTATCAGAGTGACTGTAGTTCCCTTAGGAGAGTTCTGAGTCTTAGTGATCAGAGCCATGCTCTCGGCGTAGTCGATTGCTCGCTCTGCCTTCTTCTCAGCCAACTGAGCCTGAACCAATTGAGACGCCATGTAGTCTGCCCACCCAGTAAGGATGGTAAACATCTCAGCCAGTTGATCACTACTGAGTTCAGTTATGTCAGGAGGTAGGACTGCCTGCTCATACGCTGGCTTAGGAAGGTCTAATCCTCTTTGCATTACTAGATCAATTTCAGACATCTTTGCACGCCTTACACTTTCCGCCCCATTGGACATTGCACTCAGGCATCTTGCCTGCTTCTACTGCATCAACGATACTCTGAGCATCACGAAACACACGCTCCACCATGTCAAAGTCAGCCTTTACTGAGAACTCTTTGTAGTCTTGATCTGCTTTAAGTTCATAGAGAAAAACAATTTCCTTGGGCGCTTCTTCTCCGAACATACGACGAGACAACTCAAGGTACATCTGGCCCTGCATCAAGTGACTACGGAAAGGACGACGGATGTTGCGCCATGCCTTGGTAAGGTCACCATCAGCGTCTGCAAGGAGTTGTGGAGCCTCAAAGCGAAGTGTTCCAGCACCAATAGATTTGATCTCAATAAGGAAATCTTCTCCCAGATTTTTAACCCAACCATCAGTGTGTCCTGCAATACGCAGTGACTTATCAATTAGTTTAACTTCGTCATAGATAAGGGAGGTGCAATCACAGTGCTCACACTTCTCTGGTGATAATCCTGAGGTGAGTTTGTTGCAGTTACGACACTTGAAATCTCCCCACAGGTTTCCCATCTCATAGATGCGGTTCTGCCACTTCTCATGGATAGCATGGCCTTCATCGAAAATGTTCTGTAAACGAAGCCCTGGGTTCTTCTCTAACTTCTTACCGCCTGTGAGAAGATAGTACGAATATCGATGGCAGAAATCTGACTTGATGATTTCAGAAGGGTGGAGAACCAACGTTGAACGATCTCCTGGAGCCTTCCGCATAAGGTGGCGCTCAATCTCTCCGATCAAACGAGTATCTATCTTCTTAGCATCAAGAAACTTCTTTAAATCATCAGACATTAGATTTCCTTACTGAAGATGAACTCTTTAAGGGTCATCGTCTTTTTGTAGGTCTTGCTCCATTTACGAATTAAAGCGTTTCTTTCACGATGGCTAAGACCGCCCCAGATACCGTGTGGCTCATCACGAGACACTGCATCCCATAGACATTCGTGTCTAACTGGACAAGGATTCTTCCCTGTTTCTCCAAAACACATTGCCTTTGCTTGGGTGGCTAAAGCCTTGTACTGCTCTTTGTCACGAGGAGGATAGAAGATGCGTGTTGTCTCATCTTTGCCTCTGCAACGAGCGTCGTATCTCCATGAGTGCTCTGGCTCATCCATTATCCTGTAATTTCTCTCGCATCTCTAGGAAGTCATCTTCGGTTAATAGTACATAGTTTTTGTTGTTTAGGCTAATTCCCAGTACTGGCATACGACTGTCGATGATTGCTTCCATAACAATCTTTTCTAGAACTTCTGCCTTGAGAGAGAAAGATTTTTTACCTGTCCACTTATGTTCGATGAGTAGGTCATCAGATCTGACATCTCCTTTGCGAGACCAGAAGGCTCCAGAGGCTGCATTAGTAGACCCACCGACTGCTTTGGCTAGTCTCTTCTCATGTTTTTGGGACTGCTTTTGTCCCTCACTTTTCAAGTTCTATTTTGCCTTCCTCGTAGCCCTTGATGATCTTAGGAACTAAGAAGAAGAGAGCCTCTCGCCAGAAACAAGCGGAGCATCCACAGAAAGGTTCCTTGGACAGGGTCTCCGTGACGTTGTCGGTTTCCCCATCCCAAATGGCTTCAAAGAGCATGTCGGTGTAGTCCTCTACGCCCTTCTCAAGATCATGCGCCCATGCTTGATCATTTACTACGAACTCGTTGTCACTCATTTGATGCCTCCGCCATTGGTGCGTCTGATGTCTCGAATACTTTCTTTTGAATCTCTTCTTTGAGGTCTACCTCTTCACGGATGCTGGCAATTACAGGCTCAATACCCTGCCACTTGCGCTCTCCGTAGTAATACCATCCACCCTTGCGATCGATGATCCCCTTGATGACTGCAAGAGAAGAGATTTCTTTAGCGAAGTCAAACTCTCCTGGAGCGCAATCTCCACCTTCTGCGAAGTAGAAATCAAAGTATGCGACACGCTGTGGCGGAGCACTCTTGTTCTTGAGTGTTCGTACCTTGATTCTTTGACCAACTCTAACTTTATTGTTGCCTGAACCAATTTCGATCCATTCATCACGACGAACTTCAAGGCGAGTGAAGAATGCGTAATTCTTACCTTCTCCTCCAGGAGTTGTCCTAGGGTCTCCATGCATAACTCCAATCTTCATTCTGTACTGGTTAATGATCAACCCCAGTACTGGGCGCTCGTCCTCTACGAGTGACCGCTTCATTGCTGTTCCTACTACACGGAAGAACTTGTTAGTGAGAAGGGCTCCCTTACCAACAGTCATCTCGCTCATATCCTTCTCCATCTCAGGAGCAGGGGAGAGTGCTGGTAGTGAGTCAATCACGATTGCGTCTACAGACTTTGATTCAGCAAACTGAATGACGGCTTGGTAGGCCTCTTCCATGACGCTGGTCTCGATAACGATAACTCGTGACGTATCTACGCCACACATGAGGGCGTACTCTGGGACCCATTGTTCAGCCGCTACCCACACAGTGAGGTGTTCAGGGTTAGTTGCTTGGTTTGCTGCAATAGTTTTAAGGGCTAGTGCCGTTTTTCCATGAGACGGTTCACCAATGAGTTCATTCCATTGATTACCTGGAAACCCGCCACCCAACACATAATCCAAGGTAGTACTACCGCTTGTAATGCGAGGAATAAGGTCAGTACGAATGTCAGACGCCATAACCACAACGTTGTCACCAAACTTCTTGTTAAGTTGTGCCATAACTTTCTTGGCTTCATCGTTCACTTGGTACTCCTAGTTCTACGATCTTACAATCGCTGATTGTTATTTCAATGAATTCTTCGTTCTTGGTGTAGATGGTGTCTTTTCGTACTCGTGGTGCATCTAAGAACTGTTTTCCTGAGATCAGTAGTACGTGAGTTTTATTGTGATTTAACATAGCAAATATAGAGTCTTCGTTAGCAAACTTCAACTTGCGCTTAGGAAAGTGAACTGTGGGGAACGGGAACTTTGCACCTCTCCAGTTGTGCTTCACCTCTACTTCGTAGAAGTATCTATGCTCATAGGCCGTGTCACAGATGATGTCAATGCCGTACTGATCGGGGTTAACATAAGCATGCTGTTCATCATCGGTGTTTAACCAATCAATGATCAGTTGTTTAGCGTCATCGTTCTTTGCATAAAGGTCTGGGCTAAAAGGCTTGTATGTCATGCCATCTTCGTTCCGTCAGCGTTGTATCCTGCTGGCATAGGGTTCCAACCACTCTGACCATCGTTACCTAATGCTGATTTGGCAGACCCTTCAACTCGTGCGCCAGTGAGTGCGCCGTAGCGTGAGCCTGATTGACCTACAGGGTAACCGCAGTCGTAGCAACGAGGTGCAATCTCACGGCTTGGAGACATGTAGTTGTTACCTCCACACTCAGGGCAAGACTGAGTTTGATTTGCACTCTGCGCTTTTGTTGCAGGAGGTTGCTGAGGCTGTGGTGGAGCGTACTGAGTCATAGGTTGTTGCGATGGTGGCATAGGAATGTTTGTAGGACGGGGCTGTGGTGCTGGGGCTTGTGTCCCCAGTTGCTTTGCCCACCAGTCTGCATTGGTCATTTTGCTTCTCCCCACTTGTCGACGATCTTTACATCTGCAATTAACGGAACACCAATCTCTGGAACTACGATGCCTTCCATGGAGTCACGGATGGCTTCAGCAGTCTCGTCTGCTAGGTCTTCACGGGCAACAGTAACCAGTTCATCGTGAACCGTCAAAACAACGTTAACATCTGGCTCATCAATAAAGCAGGAGTGTGCTCGTACAATCGCTAACTTCATGATGTCTGCGGCTGATCCTTGGATGACTGTGTTAAATGCTTGACGTTCTGCACGGCGTTGGAGACCAGAGTCTCGGCTATTGAGGTCAGGAAGATAACGACGGCGACCAAAGATGGTCTCAACAAAAGGCGTGGGGCTCTGAGCCTTAGCCATGCGGATGACCCGTGCTCGGTACTTGGAGATGTCCTTGAACTCTACGGTGAATCGATCAAGTAAGTCCTTGGCCTCCTTGAGGGAGCAGCCCACCTGCTGAGCAATTTTGTCTGGACCTACTCCGTAGGCGATGGCGAGAACAAGAACCTTACCTGCCTTGCGGTTGACTCCCATGGTGTTGCCGATGGTGGTGTAGATGTCTCCTCCTGTGAGGTAGTTCTCCATCATGATCGGGTCACGAGAGAGACCAGCAATGACACGAGGCTCGATCTGCGAGTAGTCAGCCACAATCAACTTGTGTCCTGCAGGAGCAATGAATAGGTTACGGATCAATTTGCCGTAGTCTCCTGAGGAAGGGATGTTCTGCAAGTTAGGCTCACTGCTGGAGAATCGCCCTGTCTCTGCGCCGTGTGGCTTGAAGTTTGTGTGCACACGACCATTGATCATCATGCTCTTCTTATCAACTACACGGGACTTTCCAGAGGTGGTACGAGTTACTTCTCCACCAAGGTATGGGACTACATAGGTAGTCATCAACTTGTTTAAGTCTTGGTACTCAAGGATTGCGTCTACTAGTTCGTCCTTACCACGATAGAACTCCAACGCATCGGCGGATACTGAGTAATGATTGATCGTTAGTTCTCCTCCTGCATAGGAGATGTCTTGACCCTTAGAGGTTAGGGCAACTTTAATCTTGAGGTTTGGCTTAATTCCTCGACCCTCAGGCTTAGGAGAGAACAGAAGGCGCTGCTTCTCAGGTACGGAGTTCATGGAGAATGGCTCTCCTACCAACTTCCATGCCTTTGCCTTAGCAAGGTCTAAGTCTTTCTCTAAGCGATCTCGTAGGCTCTTCATCTCTTCTACATCGATAGTCGCTCCTGTGAGTTCCATGTCGCATAGGGCACCAATAACATCCATCTCCAAAGACCAGACTCGTTGCAGGCTACCAACAAGGCGTGGGTTCAATGCCTTGTACAGATCCCACGTCGCTTGTGCATCTAGTCCTGAATAATTAGCAACATCAGTAAAGGAGTGCACCTCTACCTCTGCTCCTACACCCTTCTTAACTTCAATGCCGAGAACACGCTTGGCGCAATCTGCAAGACCGAGACTGTTCTTTGCACGGTTATCGATGATGAATGACGCCATCAAGGTATCAAAGAACGGCTTGATAGGCACTACACCTCGATAGTATTTAGCAATGGACTTAAGGTCAAACTTAACGTTGTGGCCAATCTTTAGTTTGTCACTAAAGAAGAGCGGCTTTAATGCTTGGAATACTTCTCCTGGTAATAACTGAGCAGGTGGTGCATCAAATACTGGCTTCCACTTTGCTTTGTTCTTAGAGTAATCATCATCTTTTAAATCTTTACCTGCGGCTAACTTGCGTTGCCCACTAAGGAGCAACTCTTTGTCCCAGTGTAAAAACTCGCCGTTAGGATGACCCATAGGGATTACATCGACACGACCTTCTGTTGCTAATGAAATCCATAAGACATCATTGACTTTAGGTTGAATTCTATTTTCACCGACAGTCTCCACATCAAACGCAAAGGCATCCTGCTTGGAGTAATACTCAACAAGATCAGTGAGTTGCTCTTTGGTTGTAATAATGTTCATGTTAATCCCCTCAGATTAGTTAGTGTAGAAGGAGCCTGTAAACGGAAGGACAGGCTCCCCCTACTTGGAAGCGTAACTTACGCTACGGAACGAGCAACCTCTAGCATTTCGGAGCGAGGGGTCTCACGAATAACTTCTGCTGTGTATGGAACAGCGGATGCTACTAGTTCTTGAACGGTATCAGCGTTCAACTTCCACTCCTCGGCAAGGTCACGACCACGAACAGGGATCATGGTGTACTGAGTTGTAGACGCAGTACCTTGACGAGAAACTTCCCAGAACTCTTTGTCGATAGGACCCTTACGGTCATCGTCGTGGTTCTTCTTGATAAGACGGGCAAGTGTTGGAGGTGCAGTCATAATCTGCACACCCTGAGTCTCGCCTGTGAGGACTAATACATTAAACGCAAACTTTCCACGAGGCTGATCACCGAGGATGTCGCAGAGTGGGCAGTTATCTCCCAAGCAAACGAATGAACGCTTACCCTTTGGACGATCGATCCAGTGCTGCTCGTAGGTTGCAAATGGGCGGTTCTCAAGGAACTTGATCAATACAGGTTCTTCAGAGAACTTGAAATCGGTTGGGAACTCCGATGAGTCTGGCTTGATGAGAGCATCAAATGCATCCCATCCTTCTTGTACTGTTGTTCCAACCTTAGGCTGGATGGTCTCGCTGTCTTCAACGAGGTATGTATCAGCATCAACTGATGGCTTTGTAATTGGCATTTGTTTCTTTCTGTTATGGTTTTATGGTTTTATGGACATGAGGCTCTGAGTATTCATGCATCTCGTGCATGTTTAATATCTACTGGCTCTCGGCATTAGTGATTTCCGTCCAGCGCTTTACTAAAGCATCTGTAAGGTCATCGTGTTGGTTCCACTCTACACGAGCAGTTCCTAGTAACCCACGCTTTGAGAATTCCTCAACCGTGGCTTCGATGAGAGAGCGAGTGTACACCCTATTTCCTCCAGTCTTTTGACCCTTGAGAGTCTTAGACCGAAGTCGATAAGGGGCACGAGGAATGTATCCTTTTCGCTCCCATAGACGGACAGTAACAATAGTCTTCTCCAACGCTTGTGCCAAAGCACCGATGGTGAATACCTCTGTCTCTTTACCGCCTAATGTTTTAATGATGGGATTTTCATCCCAGCCATTACTTTCCCCCGCCTTACGACGGGAAACCTTTGGGTCTGGTTCACGGCGCTTCTTCTTTGATCCAGGAACGTATTCCAGATCAGCAAACGCTTCGAGGATCTCATCTTCCCCACGCAATCCAGGCATGTTATCTCTTGTTCATGACTAATGCCCACACAATATTTTGTGGGTACATTTGATCGATCTCTTCTTCAGTAAGTTCATCGCTGTAGAGAGCCGCCATAAGAGCATCTTCATCTACAACTTCTTTAGTAATAATAAGTTTATCTCGCAAACCTTTTTGCTCAATAAGTTCAAAGGCGGTCTCTTCATCAATCTTGCGAGAGACACGGCGTTGCTTCATTACAGCAACGTAACCATCTACTTCTTGTGGAAGATCAAGGATGACATTTCCTTTGTCATCAGGGATACCTGCTTCTTCAATGGCTTCAATGAGTTCAGCACGCAAGTCTTTTTGCTGCTTCTCTAGATAATCAATCTGTGCTTTGAGAAAAGCGTACTGCTTTGCTTTTCCTGTAAGGTCATTTGGATCTGCGATGCGTAGATCTTCTGCTTTTACTCGTGCCATGTTTCCCCCTATGGTCTATCTTTCTGTAGAAACTCTATCAGACTTCCAACAGTCAGATCAACTCCGCCTTTTGAGTTGATTCCTTTACCGTCTATTACTGCATCTGCTACAGCGTTCTTCTGTTGAAGCATATCAAACTGTCGTACTTCTATCGAATTGGTGATCAGCATGTCTTGGATAGTGATACTAGGCCATCGACTTGATGCTCTTTTAATCCTACCATTTCTTTGGACTGCTAATCCCGCACTCCAAGGCAAGTCGTAATTTACCAGAAGATTAGCGTTGGGCAAATCTACACCATAGCCACCCGCATCTGAGGATATAAAGACCCGACACGCTGGGTCGGTAAGGAACTTCTCTTTGCTGGCTTCCTTCTCTTTGGCGCTCATATAGCCCGTGTAGAGGGTACCTCCGACAGCATCTTGGATCTTCTCCAGCATGCCTACCCATGAGGTGAATATGACGACCTTGGCGTCTGGATCTGTATCTAGGTGGTCATTTACATAGGACTTTAGTGCCTCTAGTTTTGGAGACTTCTGGACTCCGTCTAAGAGACCACGAAACTTCAAACTACTAGCGTAGGCACTTCCTTCTTCTCCTGCATCAAAGTTATTGGCGCTGTTCAACAACAGGTCAGGGTGGTCGCAGAGCATTCTTAGAGAGGTTATCTTGGACATGATAGAGCCACGAAGTGCATCGGCTGGACCGCTCTGCTTACTCTCGTGTCCGTAATGAGCGGTAAGAGAAAAGTTTGCTCCGAGAAGTTCTCGTGCTTCTAGTAGTTCCGCCGATAGTTCATCGACAATCGCTCCATAGAGTGCAGAATTAGCAGACGGAAATGGTACATAGATGGGGTCTCGGTGAATTGTGTCTGGAAGATAAGGAGCAACATCTGGGTCTGTCTGTACCTTTCGTACAGAAGCCTGCTTCATCTTGGAGTGGAACATCTCCAAGTTGCGGTACCTCTGTACTCCGCCAAAATGATTGCGAACAATAAACGTCTGATCAAACAAGTCGAAACGACCAAGAAGATTAGGGTCAACAAACTGCATGATGCTGTAGACCTCTTCGGGACGACCGTTCTCGATAGGTGTTCCTGTTAGCGCAAACCGTACTGGGATGTTCTTTGCAAGTTCTTTGACTTTCTTAGACCGTTGAGAACGGAACCCCTTGATAGCGGTTGCTTCATCGCAGACTACAGCGCCCCACGTCTTGCTCTTAGTAAAGACTTCCCAGTCATTGACGATCGTCTCGTAGTTGCAGATGATGTAGTCGGTCTCTTGATTCCACTGTGCTTCTCTCTTGGTGCGAGAGCCGTCGATGACGGTTGTGGTGGAATCACTAAACTTTTGAATTTCTTTTTCCCACTGGTACTTAAGGCTCGACAAAGCAATGATGAGTACGGGCTCGTTGATTTCACCAGACTCTCGCAGTGTCTCTAACGCTGCAATGGTCATACAGGTCTTACCTAGGCCCATCTCATATGCCACCAGCATCCGCTTACGTGCGACCATGGCATCCACAGCCTCTGGCTGGTAAGGCTTGAGAGTTCCTTTAAACACTGTATGCCTCTTTGCCATAGATCATGTGCTTGGCGTTCTCGATGCCTTGGTAAATCTGCTTGATCGTCATGTCTCCTGGATCTTTGGCATCAATGTCTTGATAGTTAAAGAATGAAAGATCTAACCCATACTTGCGAGCCAGAGGTCGCATGGCTTCACACGCCTTACGCCCTGCATCATCCTTATCAAATGCCGCAATGACTTTCTCTGCACGTCGCATGATCTTTGCTTGGTCATCACTGACGATGGCTCCATAGGTAGAGATTGCTCCTGCTACTCCTACAGATGCAAGACGAACAACATCCAAGGGCGATTCCACAACGACCAAGATGTCGGTAGCCATGACCTCAACGCCGAAGACAGTCTTAGACTTCTTGACTCCTGCAGGCTGGTTCTTGAAGAAGCGACCTCGTGCGCCCTTCTCCTGCCATCCCCACAAGGAGTAATCCTCTGGGTGACGGATAGGCAAGATCCATGCTTCATTCTTGGCATCCCATAAGACGCCATGATGACTGGCGGCTTCTGCAGTGAGGAAGCGCTTTTTTAATTCTATTGCTGGTGGGTCTGTGTACACCGCTAGACGGGCTTCTGACATTCCTATGGGTTCTTCTACAGGCTGTATGTACTGAGGAAGATCCTTAATTCGGCGCATCAGTGAATCAAGAGGTAGAGCCTCTTCTTCGATGAATTCTTTGGCGGAAAAGTAATCGACACCACGAACATCACGGACGAGGCTATAGATGTTCCCCTTATATCCGCAAGAGAAACAGATGTGGTAGCCATTCTCGCTGTTGATCCACCATGACGGACTGTGATCTTCTTTACCTGTCCGAGCCTTGTGCATAGGGCAGAGGCCATTGACCTCTACGCCACGTTGTGCGTATAACTTGAGATCTAAATTAAGAAGTACCTTTTCAATGTCGATCATCGCATCATCCATGCGACGCAGTGAGGGCACTTAGTAATCTGACTGTCATCATGGAAACAACCTGTCTCCCATCGCCATGTTAGAGCGGTCTCACTTGGTCCACAGTTACGGCTTGCAACAATCTTCAACAGGCGGATATCTTCATCTTCTTCTACTGGCTCAAGACCCAAGATGACGTCTGAGTCTTGGAAGAATGAGGACGAGTAACCGATGGAGTCTGCAGTAACTTTTCCTGCTCGCATCTTCCAGAGCAAAGTCTGTGTGGTGATTACTACTGGCTTGTCAATCTTCTGAGCAAGGCGCTTGAGTGCACGAGTGATGTTGGTAATTGCCTGTGGCGTGTTCATCTCACCAGTAACATCATCTAGCATCAAGTACACACCATCTACAAAGACGATGTCTGGCTTGGTCTGCTCAATCTTGGCAGATAATGCTGAGACGGTGATACCACTGACAGCATCGATCAAGTGGAAGGACTGCTCCTTCTCCATGTCATTGAGCATATCGATGTAGCGAGAATTCTCATCGTTGGTTAACTTACCCATACGCAGACGACCATGAGAGATATGGGCACGCATTGCGTCATGGCGCTGTTGCTGTTCATGGTTGTTCATTTCAAAAGACTGGAACATAGGCTTCTTGCCAAGAAGGTGAGTGTTGATCGCCATCTGCAATGCGATCTGTGACTTACCTGTCTTAGGTGGAGCGATGATGGTAATCAACTGACCGCCTTGTAGACCAGCAGTTGCTTCATCAATCTTCTCAAATCCTGTAGGGATTCCTAGGAAGGTCTGGTTCTGTAGTGCTTCATATTCCTTGTAACGCTCTTCGGTGTTCTTGGTGAGGTCGACCTCGTGAGTTCCAATGACACCTTGCTCATTGACTTTGGTGATGGTCGCTTCCATCGCAAGGAGTGCGGCATCATGGTCGTGCGACTGTAGTTGTTCTACAGCAGTCTCAAGACCTGCACGAGTGAGCATGCTACGGCGGAAATCCACCATGGTATCCAGCAAGTACTCGACGCTATCTTGTACATCTAATACTTTGAAGTTGGGATAGTGGTCTAAGACTGTAGTGGCTGTAGGTACTTCGTTGTATTCGCCGTAGTGCTTACGGACGAATGCCCACACCTTCTTGTTGTCGTCGTCTAAGAACCAGTCGTCTTTAACCCCACGCTGTAGCGCAGGAGTGATCTCTCTATCTCGAATTACTTTACTTACTAAACGATGTTCGTTATCTGCCGCCATGATGCTCCCTCTTACAAGTTATCTAATTCAACCCCTGCTGATCCATATCGTGCTACTTGCCCTGGTATATCGATCACTGCCTTTAGATTAGCACGGTAAGGAAGTGTCCCTACCAACTCATCTATATCCTCGTACAACTGCCAGTAGTTAAACGGGTTCACTACACGGCGTTCTAACTTTTCAAATGCCTTCTCTAGGAGTTCTTCCGTCCATCCTTGATCAGCAAACCCAGCCAACTCTAACGAGATACCGTAGTTGTTTCCTAAAGTCCACAGTTTATTTGCGGCAATAGGGTCAATGTCTCCGATCACATGAGTGATCTTACGAGAAAGAATTTTCCGCTCCTCGACCTCTTTGAGAGAGATCAATACATTGGTTGTAGAGATTACCTGAGGAGAGGAGACGTTGGAGATGTCCCCACCAATCACAGGACTTCTACTTTGTTGTATTTGAGAATGAGGTCACGGAATGCTTTGGGGTCATCAATGGCATCAGCAACTAAGTCCTCTGGAACACTCTCAGGAACTCGGATTGCGTAGTGCCCGTGGTTGATGCTCATCTTGCTACTGACAAACTTGGTGTGCTTGCAGTTAGCCTTACGTTGCCACACAGGACAGTTGCATCGAGTCTTTCGTGTCTCAGTATCAACCTCTACCTCAAAGATGCCAGCGGCTTGTGAGGAAATGAACAACTGAATAGTTCGCCAAGATGAGGCCATCTGTTGTCCTTTCATAGGGCTGCCCGAACGTCTGAACCAATGATAGGTACTCTGGTGAAGGCTTCGTGAGCGAAACTTGCCATGGCTTCTTTGTACTGGGCTTCCCAGTTCTCAAGACGCACGTTGGTGGTCACGATTGTGGGCAATCCCTTATCGTACCGCAAACGGAGGATCTCATCGAAGGAAGTGTCATCATATTTTGACCCATACTCTTTACCGAGATCGTCAATTACTAATATGCGAACATTAAGCCAGTCGAACTTCGATCGCCCATGAAAACCATCTAACTCGTACATCATGTTACGTTTATCTTCAGGGTCTGCATCGAAGGTCGACTTTTTTCTAGACAAAAATTCTGGGTAAGTCATGTAGTAGATCGGCTTAAAACTGAGGCCGTACTCCGAGTCCTTTACCTGCATAATCTTTGCAGCCTCAACGTCATCGTCAGGAAGTCTACGAAGAACCTCCATCGCCGCCACAACAGCATGAGTTGTCTTGCCGATTCCTGGACCACCATCAAAGAGAAGGCCAACACCGTTGACACCGATGTTGCCGATCTGCTTGATG